TGGCTGTTAGTTAGCGGCAGGAGCCTGCTGCTTGGCTGAATCGAGGATCAGATCGTAGAGAGGAAGTCCGGCTTTCACATTGTTGATGTTGCCAGCCTTCATCGCGATTTCTACGAGTTGCAGCAGGGTGTTGGTTTGTTCGATGGTCAGTTCAATTTTAATCATGCCGCCGGAGCATCGGTGACATCCTGAACTGGCGCAACGATTTCCTGCGCCGAAGACGGCTTGGAATCGGCCTGCGTCACCAAAACCGGCTCAACCTGCTCGATCAACGGCGGAACCACCGGCGCCCACGGCAGCGGCGGAGCGATGACCGGAGGGTTGATCTGGTCGGCGATCTGCGCGGTGACGTTCGCTTCGATGGCGGTCTTATCGACTCCGTTTGCGTAGCACCAGCCGAGAACCTGCTCCTGCGTAAGCTGATCGTAGGGAGTGAAGTTCTCGCTCGGCGGAGCGAACGACGCGCTGCCGTAGCAGGTGCCGCTGTAGTTATCCTGCGAGCCGTTGCAACGCCAGTCGGCGGTAATCACAACGTCCGTGAGACTGCCTTCGGTCGGCTTAACGAGAAGGCGTTCGATGATCCAAGAGATGTTCATTGTGTGATTAGAAAAGGTCGTTCCAAGTGCTTCCGTTGTAGCACTTCAGCTTGTTGCTTGTACTGTTGTAGTACACATCACCAGCTTCAGCACCAGCAGGATCTGAAGCAAGTGGAACAAAACGCACTTGTCCGGTTGATTTCACAACAGCACGTTCGACTGGTGTGGTTGATCCGGTAGCAATGACAACGCTTCGTGAAGCACTTGTTCTCGGCTGGATAACCAAGTTGCCAAATTCGTTGAACGGATAGCTCGCACCACCATCGGTGTAGTAGATGGAACAAGCACTAGCGTTTGAGATGTAGGACGTTCTGGTTCCACTCCCAGTTCCACCGATTCCAACAGGACCTTGCGAATGAATCAGATGCGATACCAACGGACTTCCCCCCACGCCCAGCCCCGTGGAGTTCAGGGTCATGGCGGTGCCAGCGACTCCGCCGACGTTCGACCAAGTGGCTACGCCGTCGGAAGCGATGCGGTAGCGTTCACCGCCGTTTACAGTTGTTACAAGAGGATAAGCACCAGCAGCATAAAGGACAGCAGAGTAAGCGGGGGCGGCAAACGTGGTTCCAGCACTGTTTTCACGACCCAGATAGAAATATCCGCCAGTGTTGGAGATTTGAAGATAAGCTGCATTCGTTCCGGTAGTAGAAAGAATCTGAGCAACAGCGGTTGCAGCTTGAGCATCCAACAGATAACCCGGACTCGCCGTCCCAATACCCACCCGATCAGCATATCCAGCCGCATTAACCACCAGCGTCGAGGTGTCCACCGTCAGAGCGCCGGTGATGGTGGCGGAGCCAGGAACGACGATGTTATTGCCGCTCGGGCCGACTGCCGTGTACAGCTCCGTGAAGTTCAGATTGCAGTAATCGAACGAGGTCCGCAGCGGCGTTCCCGTTCCGTCGTTCGGAGCTGTTCCGATATTGATCGTTTGCTTTGCCATATCTGATTAAATGATTTGTTTTTCGAGTTACAGAAATTCGGTCATGTCCGCCGTGATGATCGTGCTGTCAGCCGTAATCACCGTGTTGTCCGCCGTAATGTCAGCCGTTCCGCCAAGCGTCGCAGCCTCCCAGAGTAGGCCAATCTCCAGCAGATTACGCTCGCGCGGACTCTTGCACGAAGCGCCGTAAGCCTCGGCGATCAGATTAGCAGCTTCCGCGCAGGAGATGTTAGCCATATCAGATGATGATGAACCAAGCGGTTCCGTTGCTCATAACCGTCACGCCAGCCCACTGAGAACTCAGCGTGTACGTCGTCGCGCCGTCAATCGTCTCCGACGCATAGCCGTCAACAACCACGTTGTTCGCACCGGCATTGATCCGCTTGAACACATAGATCCGACCCGGAACAAGCGCAGCCGGAGGCAGCGTAACCGTCACCGCGCCAGCCGTAGAATCGCAGAGCAGAAGATAATCACCACTCGTGACATTCCCCGTCGCGCTCACGCTCCGATACGTTCCGCGCGTCGCGCCACCACCCTGAAGATACGCGGCAATGCGATTCTCCAGAGCCAGCTTCGCCAGTTCAACCTCCCATGGAGAACGACATCCCAGCGACGCCGCCTCATTGATCAGCGTCTCCGCCTCGTCACATGTGATGTTTGGCATATCGATTTACAATTTAGGCCATCGGACCAGAACCACGGCGCATCACCTCAGCGATGAAACCCTCCCCGCCGCCGCCCTCAGCAACCTCCTCCTCCCCCTCGTACTCCTCATCCTCACCACGTTCGGCCATCTTCTTACCTTTGGATTTTTTCTCGTAGCCTGGGATGACCATGCCATCAATCTCGATGACCTCAGCCTTGCCGCCCTTGCCAAGAACGATAGTCGCCATCGTCTGGAAAGCCTCGCCTTCCTTCAGATTCTCGGGGATTTCAACGCCTTCGGGGATGGTAAATACCGGCATACGGGGAGCATCACTTTGTGGGCATTAGTGTCAAGAGGCTAATGCGATGTTGGGAGCTTGTCGCTCTTCATCATATTTTCTAGCGCCTCAAGCGGTTGCAGATTCGTCCAATGACTCAACCCCATTACCTCCTCAGGCGTCGTTCCACTGGCCAATGGAATGCGATGATCAACATGCCAATGACTTCCGTAATTTTCCCAGGTCATTCCCGGCTTGAACTGCTTCTCCAGATGAGAGCGCAAGAAATCAGGCGTACATCCGACAATCTCGAACGTGGCCGACCGTCGCGTTTTCTTGCTGCCGAGATACGCTCGAACTGAGCCGCGAATGGCGTCTTTGAGGCGCATAAGCGGGTCGTTGCGGCGGCGTTCGCGGAGTTTGTCGTTTATCTTCGCCCTGTTTGCATCACTGTATCGCTTTCCCCAACGGCGCGCTCGTTCACGGTTGGCGGCGCGGTATTCGTTGTGTTTCTGTTTAAGATACTCAGCGTTTTTCTTCTGGTACTCCGAGTTTCGCTTGTTGTTTCGCTCGCGGTTCTTGGCGTGGTTCTCCTTCGCCTTCGTTTTGTAGTACTCCTTGTTCTTCTCGTACTTTTCAGCCTGCTTGAGACGGATTGCCTCCACGTTCTCAGCCATGTACTTAGCCAGACGCTCCTTATCGTTGGCCATCTTCTCAGCGAATCGTTCGGGCGTTAGCCACTGATATCGCTTGTTTCCATCCTTGCCCTTCCAGGTGTAACCCCAGCAGACAAGCCCATCCTCGCGTACGTCGCCACGTTTTGGTTCGTTGTCCATGCGATGTAAAAATACACCACACGATTAGTCCGTCAAGCGTGGACACAAAAAATCCGCAAACCCTTTCGGATCTGCGGATTCTTGCGTTTTGCTGAGGAAATCAGCTACAAATAATCTGGGTCAGAGCGCCTGAACACCGACGGAAGATAATAGTCATTCCCTGATTAGTGAAAACAGGCTCACTCGCATGAACGAACTCAGCATAATGCTGACCCTTCTTCTCCAGCGGATCTTCGCAGTCCGTATTGAACTTGTAGGCACCCGTCACCCACTGCCACTCGCCCATGTAGTTGGTCGGCATCCAGCTCAAATCACCAACGCGGTTCACAGGACGCACGATGTGCGACTTGAAGACGTACGGGGTGACGATAAACGCGGCCTCGTACGGAGCGGTCGTCCAGCTCGGGTTGACGCTGAACACAGTACCCTTGGTGCCGTTCGCACTGGTGAAGGGCTGAACCAGCGTGTACTTGCCGCCAGCGTAGGTGAAGCGGGGCGGGAACAGATTCGGCACATGCCGGAAGTTCTTAATCACCCGATTCGCGCCGATGCGCTTGAGCAACTCCGCACCAGCGCCACTGCCCTGATCAGCGAAGCGCAAGTCATCGCGGAACGCGGGGTTGTTCTGAGCGATGCGCTGCGAAGCCTCCAAGCCGATGTACAGCGGGAAGATCGGACCATCGCTGGAGTAGCTGATAAAGCCGGAGCTATCAGGATTCGTCGCGCCGTTACGGATCAGCGTGGCGGCGGCCACATCAAGCATCTCCTGAGTCAGCTCGGAGGTGGACTGATTGAGCGCCTGACCAACCGATCCGGTCTGAATCCAGGGGAACTCATTCACGCCAGAGGGAATCGTCTCGACCTGAGTAAAGGACGAGTCGGCCACAGCCTTGATGGCGAACTTGGCGAAGGTGTTCTGATAACGAGTCTCCCAAGTGCGCTGAGCGCGGATCGAGAGCTTCTCCAAGTACACGCGCAAGAACGCCTCGACGCGATGATCGAAGGTCAGATCGTCCTTACACAGGAGCGGACCTTTGAGGGCGAAACGCTCAGGACTCCAGGTGACGGCATTAAAACCAACCGGAACCTCGCTGTAAGTGACATCGCAAGCGCCGCCGTTGTCGCCGGGGTTACCGCTCGCCAGAGTAATGGCCGACCACTCCTCAGCCGAAGTCGGCTCGATGCTGGTCGTGTTGTACGAGGTCTGGGTCAAGCCAGTACCCTGGGGATACTCGCCGCGCTCAATCATGTTGAGCCACATCGAGCGGTACGAGGCGCGTTTATAAACGTCCTGAGCGAGCGACTCGGTAGCC